GAGACACAACTGATGCTGATGAACTTCTTGAAATACCTTTTGAATCACCTGCTCCCTGCGCTACTCATGTGGCTTATGGTCGCATTCGGAGCCTTCACACTGGGCCTAGCGTTCTACTACTCAGCCACTAACTGGGGGTTACACCTATGAGTCCTGACAACAGCAGCAACAAATGGAAAGCCTACCTCTGGTCCACAACCCACCCCTCTCTAAGTGAACCACCCTCGACCACCTCAGCACCAGCAGTTGACTTTGACCATATTAGACGATGGGTCGATGAGGCCACAGGGAAGCTGTACAGGACGATTCACAGGGACCTGATGGATGCCCATGAGGTCAAGGCGTTAGACGATGAGAGAGAGCTTCTGGCTAGCTGTATCAGCGACAGCATCCTCTGCATCAAAGATGTCACCCATCTCCTTGAGAGCCTCCACCGAGAGCTAGCAGAATAGACGGCTCTTTGCAATGGCAGTGGGTGACTCATGGGTCGCTTTTAAATTGCACAAAGTTGTACTGTTTTAGACAGCAGCACGTCACATCTCTGTAGGAGAGTTACGCCAGAGGCCACCTAATACTTAGTGACTAGTACTTTATGAGGGGTTGTATAGACCCCTGGTGGTCATGTAGTTTTACTACCTGCAATACAACTTTTGTACCTGCCCGGAGAGAGAGAGAAAGAGAAGCTTTACATTTTGTCCACCCTTAGATAGACATACGGAGATACTTTGATTATGCAGCAGACTACCAACAGTGATGAGAGTAGCGATTTGTATACAGACGAAATCATCCGAGAAAAACAAATGTTCAAAGACGGACGCGAAAGATACCTCAACAGACTCACCAAGAACTCCCAGCCCTCCACGCAAAACAACCCACATCAGCTCATCACCCAAGCCCTCCCCCTAGTATCAGACGCACTAAAGAAGACCCTCGAAATCGAAGCAACCAAAGGAGTCGGTAGGAAGCACTCCTGGTATGAAGACCTTCTTGTCGTAGACACAGACCTCTTAGCCTACCTAGGTCTCAACTCCTGTATGGACGCTGTAGCTGTAGGCTCATCCTTGACTTCAGCCATCACCAAGATTGGCTACAGGATTGAACTTGAGACATGGGCACTGTGTCTAAAGGAGTACGACTCTTCTCTCTCCAAGAGGATTGAAACCAAGGTCACCAAAGACCACTCTAGTGACCGCTACAGAGTGAAAGCTGCAAGAATCATAGCCTCCAAAGCTGGCTATGAGCGACCTAAGTGGTCTGAAGAGAGGCGAGTCAAGGCAGCAACCCCAGTCATCAATGCCATCTTAGAACACTCAGGTATCTTTGATGTCTGGGAGTTTGCCAAGAAACCGAAGAACACTGTCAGGAAGATTGGTCTGACTGAACGAGCCTCAGCACGTTTGTCTGCTATGGACTTTGCGTCCTCCTGGCAGGAACCAATGTTGGCTCCGATGATTGTAGAGCCAAAGGCTTGGTCTGCTTTTGACACCGGGTGCTACTTAGATGAAGTCACAGCGGCCCAGGTACCTCTGATTCGTGGTGCTTCCTTTCAACAGAGGAAGGCTGTGCAGCATCAGTTGGCAGGAGGGGAGCTACCTGACTATGTGGAGGCTATCAATGCCATCCAGAGTACCCCCCTAGAAATCAATGACTTTGTCTTAGAGGCAGTCAAGTGGGCCTGGGATGAAGGCAAGGTGTTCGGGAAGTTTCCTCGTAAAGAAAAGATAGAGCATCTCAAGAGACCCGACTGCTGGGAGTCTATGAGTGACTACGACAAGAAAGGGTGGTCTATACAAGCTAGAGAAGTACGCACGAAGAACCGGGAGATAGACGGGTCTCGCGCCTTGATGCTTCAGGACCTCACCACTGCGTCTGAAATGAGCAACTTCCAGCAGTTCTTCTTACCCTGGAATCTGGACTTCAGAGGCCGTGTCTACCCAGTGCCTCACTTTAGCTACCACAGGGACGACCACGTTAAAGCCCTGTTCCTCTTGAAGCGTGGCAAGAAGATGAACGATGATGCAGCCTTCTGGTTAGCAGTCCATATAGCCAACGTAGGAGACTTTGGACGCATCTCTAAGGACTCCCTGGAGGCTAGAGCCGAGTGGGTAGAAGACCATAAAGAACAGCTCTACGAAGTCGGTAGAGATGCTGAAGGCACCTACGACTACTGGTCCCAAGCCGACAAGCCGTTTCAGTTCCTGGCAGCCTGTCACGAGTTTGCCAACTACATGGACTACGGTGACGAGTATCTGTGTGGTCTAGCTCCAGCCCTCGATGGTACCAACAGTGGTGTCCAACACTATGCAGCTGCCTCCCTCAATGAAGACGATGGTCACCTGGTGAACCTCGTGCCCGGAGAGAAGCCCCAGGATATCTACAAAGCTGTTTCTAAAGTTGCACAACGTAAACTAGAGGAAACAATTGACTCCCCGTACACGCAACTGTGGGCAGACTTTGGTGTCGATAGGTCAACTGTCAAAAGAAACACCATGACCTGGGGGTATGCTGCCAGCAAGTTTGGCTTTGGTGACCAACTGTACGAAGACATCATGCGTCCGCTCGCAGATAAGGTGATGCGTGGGGAAATTGCATTCCACCCTTTTGGAAGCAAGACCGAGCAGAAGAGAGCCTCAGTGTTCCTCGCTGCCATCAACTACGCCTCTGTGACCGAGGTTATCCGCAGTGCAGCAGCTGGTATGTCTTTCTTTCAGAAGGTTGCAGGGGCATTAGCTCACGAAGGTAAGGCCCTGCGCTTCACTACACCTGTCGGCTTCCCACTGATTCAGAAGTACACTTTCTGGGATGTGAAGAAGGTGAAGGTGTATCTCCACGATAGGGCTGCCGGTGTTCGCAAGCGCACCCAGATATCTGTGCGAGAGAAGGCTACTGCGCGGATAGACAAGCGTAAAGCCAAGGCGGCTGTGTCTCCCAATATCATCCACAGCATGGACTCAGCGCACCTGCTGCTGACGGTCTTAACTGCCAAGAAGAATGGCGTGGAGGACTTCTTCCTCATCCACGACAGCTTTGGTACACCCCCGGCTGACACTGACATCATGTACCAGTCGGTGAGAGCAGCTTTCGTAGAACTCTACCAGGACTACTGTCTCTACGATGACCTTTTAAAGCAAGCCAAGCAGCAGCTGTCACACGAGGGATGTAACAAGTTGGAGGAGGCTTGCGAAATTCCAAGCAAAGGTAACCTGGATATCTCCCAGGTCATCGACTCCGAGTACTGCTTCAGCTAAACCTCCCTCTCCCTCTCTCTATGCTAGGAAAACCAAGGGTGCGGCAATGTGTCCACCCTTAGATAGACACAGAGAGGGAAATCTACAGAATGCATCCACGAGAAAGAGTCCTGGGACTCGCCCGGTTGTTTGTTCAGCAGGGCAAACCCTACCCAACCCCATTGATTCACGAAGCAGAGCGTCTTGGCGTTCCATTGCCACCTGCGCTTGAAGAAAGCACCCCCAACCCGCAACGAAACTTGAAAGCAAACTTAGGTAAGGAAAGCAACAATGCAAAAGAAACAAAAGAAAGTTAAATTTACAACGCAACAAGGCCGAGCGCAGTACCCCTGGTTGAACGAGCCAGATGTTGCATTTGGTAATGAGCCAAAGTACAAGACCAACCTCATCGTCCAGGATGCCTCTGGACTTGTGTCTCAAATCGAAAAGATTGCCGAAGAACAGTTTGGCAGCGATTGGTCAAAAGCACGGCTGCCATTTAAGACCGATGAGGACACTGGCGAGACTGTTTTTATCACCAAGAGCAAGTATGTCCCGCACTTCTTTGATTCGTCTGGGCAGAACCTGGTGGGCGCACAGGTCCCAACTCTGTGGGGCGGCTCAGTCCTTAAAGTTGGTGGCTACATTGCCCCGTACACCGTTTCAGGCCAATCAGGCATCTCGCTACAGTTGACTAGAGTCCAGGTTATTGACCCGGTTTCATCAAGCAATGGCGATGGCGGTAGCAATGGCGAAGGCTTTGAGGCTGTCTCTGAAGGTGGCTTCATCGGAGAAGATGTCATCACTCAGGAAACTTTCGATGCCACAGAAGAAGAAGACCCCGAAACAGCGCAAGTGGCTGCATCAGCGGACCGCTTCTAGTGACAGTAAGAAACACCGGGGTATCAGGCATGGTTACAGGAGTGGTCTCGAAGACAAAGCAGCAGCCCAGATTAAAGCAGCAGGCATTGAGCTTCTCTACGAGACTGACAAGGTCGACTATGTCGTCCCCGAACGCAACGCTAAATACACACCCGACTTCAAGCTGCCTAAACCTGGCGGCTTTTTTTATGTCGAAACCAAAGGTATCTGGGATGTTGCTGACAGGCAAAAGCATCTGCTCATCAGAGACCAACACCCGGACCTAGACATCAGGTTCGTCTTTAGCAATTGCAACGCAAGACTCTATAAGAAATCGCCAACTACCTACGCTGCTTATTGTGATAAGCATGGGTTCGTGTATTCACACAAGACGATTCCTGAAGAGTGGCTTCACGAAAGCAACTGACGCTCAGTGAAGTCAAGGAGAGCTTGGGTCACCTCAGAGATGGGGTGGCCCTTTTTTTATGCACACGAGGAAAACCAATGTGGATACTACCGAACAACTACCCACTGTTCTCTCACTTTGCTCAGGATATGGTGGAATCGAGCGAGGACTTGAGCTTGCCGGGTTTGAACATCGAGTCCTCTCTTATGTCGAAATCGAAGCCTACGCAATTGAAAACCTGGCAACGAAGATGGAAAACGGTGTCTTGGATGCCGCGCCTATTTGGACGAATCTTAAAACCTTCCCAGCGGAAATCTTTCGAGGAAAAGTTGACTTGCTTACTGGCGGCTACCCATGCCAACCCTTCAGCGCAGCAGGACAGCGAAAAGGTAAAGACGACCCCAGACACCTATGGCCTTTCATCAGAGAACACATCAGAACAATACGACCTACTCGATGCCTCTTTGAAAATGTCGAAGGACACATATCGCTTGGACTCTCCACAGTTATCAGCGACTTGGAAGAAGATGGTTTTAGCTGCTCGTTCGGAATATTCAGCGCGGCTGAAGTCGGTGCCCCCCACAGGAGGAAGCGAGTGTTTATATTGGCCCACCGTAACAACGGACTCGGCGAGCTCACGGACGAAGAAATACGCGCAAGGGGGAATGCCCTTGGCTGCGGCAGTGCAGAAGTGGGCAACGCCTAACACAATGGACTACCTACCACAGCGTAGTGAAGAGGCTTTAACAAAACAAGCGACTACAGCAAGAAAGGGTAGAGCTCGCCCCGCTAATCTGAGGGAACAAGTAAACCCAGAAGCCGTAGCAATTTACGAACAGCAGAAGTGGACAACGCCACGCACA